GCGCCTTTTGTAGCTAATCAAGTTCAAACTTTGAGTGATCTGTTCATCACAACCAGAAACATGGACAGACATGATCATTTAGATCGTGCCTTACTGTTATTTGTCTGTTTGTTGCTCTTCTATCTTCCATTCATACTAAAGGATATGTGTAACTGTGGCTTGACACAAACATGCAGTGTGTCTCACGACCTGATGTTCTACAGATTTGCCATGGCAGAAGAGCTAGGTCCAACACCGACAAACCCTGCAGAAAAAGCCTCTGGTGCTAGCCCGACAAACCATGTCCCTTTAACAACCAAAGGACAAGTGATAATGTCTAGAGATCAGACAGTGAGCCTGGAAGAAACACTGCCCCCTGAAGCACCCAGCCAAGTGAGATTTACCATAGAGAGATCAAGGAGAATGATTGAGAACAGAGGGTTAAGGGAAGAGTTGGATATGGTTCTAGACAAAGCAGTCAAACAGCTTGACAATTATGCTGTAATCATAAGCAAACCCACTCTGCCCAAAAGAGAGAGCTCTGTTGAAGTGGACTCTACACATCTCGAGCTTGCAATCAGTGCTGATTTAGATGATGAGGATCTGTTTGAGGACCTCATGGAGGAATCATCTGCTTACGTATTTGCTGCAAGTAAAGACACTTCAAAGCTTAAAATAGTTGTGAAAAAAGAGAACAACACTACTGCTCTCGTTAATAGAAACATCACATTTGGCTACCTGCAAGGAGGTGACGGTATGTACCTCTTGTGCCATGAACGGGCCTGGGACGAAGACAGCAATAATCTGGTCAACATGAGTGTTGTGAAACAGGGTTGTGACAGAGGTTATGGATGCTGTGGTGTAGAAGAGCCGCAGGTCATCTGGGTAGAAGATCTAGATTACCCGAATCTGTTCATGTCAAGCCCCAAAGGTAGTAACTTCACTATTATAAACTACCTAACAAGCTACAGGCTCTTTTCTTATCAAGGCTGTTCAATGAGAATCGAAGCAGGAGGTTGTCTAATGAAAACAAGTGTTGACAACAACTGGAACCCTTTCTATATGTATTATAATGAAAAGATTCTTCCTGTTGCACATATTCTAGTACCAAGAACTAAAGAAAACATCAACTGCAGAATAAGAATGTGTGCCATTATGCATGGAAGAGAAAGCAAAAATGGAATCCACACTTCCAAGTTTAGGACTGTTGAAGTAAAGATCTTCAAAGGGCAGGAAGTGAGAACAAGAAAACTACTATCAGTGGACCCTAGAATATCAAGCTATAAATGGCAGCACAGCTGTAATACTAGGACCATGATGTTTCCTTATCAAAAGTCACTAGTTCATACTGTTGGCAGGTCTATAGCAGGAGACAAAATGACTTTCTGCAATGGAACAAGGCATACCAGTCTAGAACTTGGAGGACCGTACAACTGCTACACGGTAGGTCATCAGCAAACTCTCTTCCAGTGCCCTGGACTGAAAAGGCACAGGAAAGGTGAGAAGGTGGATGTTAACTGTACAGTTGACCTCCACCCTCATAAGTGTAATCATGGTATCTGTATAAAAATTAAAATGGAAGGGTCAGGATTCGTGAAACTCTCAGGAACCAGCTGGTCAGCAATAAAAAAATGTGACAAAGAATGCAATGCCTACTTTGGACAAGGGGACAACATGGTAGTACAATGCCCAGACGGTAAGCTCCACCATGTTCATGCTAACAGAATTGACTTCGACTGTCCATTTGTTGACTACACAAAAGGTGCATCACTCTACGTCTGTAGGGCAACTTCTAGACCTAAATTGCTTTATGCCTTGATTTTCTGGGCATTTGGAGGGGTGCCCTTAATGATCACTGTCCTGACAGTGCTAAGGTTCATTTGTTACTTGGCATCTCTTGTCTGCATATACCTAAAATCTGTCAGAGACAGATCCAGGAAGCACTGTGAAGGCTGTGGCTGTTTTGTGAATAGCTGTTATGAATGGCAGAGACATGAGCTATGCAAGAATGGTAGTTGTCCCTTCTGCAAAAACAGATACAGCGTGTCAGGACTTTTAGAACATGCACCCAAATGCCTGGATCGGAAGAGGGTGGAGTCGTCTGACCTTGAAGTTGTCAACCTTGAAAGGCTTCCCAGACCACTGAGACAACTGGGAACACTGTGTTCAAAGGCACGAGGCAGGACTGTCAAAGCCCTGTGGGTGTTAATCATGATCATTTCCTTCATGATGGTGATTTCCCCTGCCAGTTCAACAATGATAGAGTTCAAGCAAAATGGGCTCTGGACTGAAGAGTTAGAAGAAGTTGAAATCTGTCGGAGCGAATGTGAGTTTCTTGAAGACAAGTGTAGATGCTTAGCAAAGCATGAGCAATTGTCAAGAACACTGCTAGCGTTGATGCCAAAGGAGACCAGCACTTACACTGTTGATGTCCAAGCTCCATGGGGTACAGTGCGTATAGGAGACACAATAAAACCTCGCTACTCTCCTAAAGCTATAACAATGTCCTGGACCACAGTCGATTCACTACCAGATAGTGAACACATTGAACTCTCTGGCAGGTCAGAGACATATATTCCCCTGCTTGAAAAGACCGGAATTACATGGACACTGTCTGACCATTCTGCAGCCGAAAAACGAACACTAGTGATAAACATACTAGACTTCACCCAGGTATATGAAACCAGATTCTTATATCTGACGGGCGATAGGACTGTTGGTAACTGGATGCATGGGACCTGTACAGGAGACTGTCCAGACAAGTGCGGCTGTGATACCTCTAGTTGCACGTATGCCAGGTGGAGATACAGCAGAAACTGGCACTGCAATCCAGGCTGGTGCTGGGCAATGGACTCAGGTTGCACCTGTTGTGCGCTGGACATTAATAAGTTTTACACAGACTGGCTTGTTTCAAAGTGGGCAGTAACATATAAAGGAACAGAGGTTTTAGCTTGTGTTGAGTATAATTCAGATTATCGCTCCTGTGATGTCTTTCATGCTGGTATGACAATATCACATGGTCCCTTCAAAGTACAATTTTCAGAACCAAAGAACATTGGAAAAAAACTCCCTGAAACCATTCTGCTAGTCCACGGTGCCAAGGGGGCTTCTGACGGCTTAGACCTTCACATGATTCACGAAGTGACTTCAGGAGTACAGGCTTGTAGATTGCAGTCATGCACACATGGAAGTGTTGGTGACATGCAAATTTTAAACTTGAATGATATGATAGGCAATGATGTCTACTTTGAACACTACTTCACAAATGAGCAAAAGAAAAGGGGCGCTCCAAAAGCAGACGGGGAGGACGATAGAGTCTGGATGAGCTGGGATGGTGTTGTCCAGAGGTATCACTGTGTTGCTACAAAGTGGCCTGATTGTGAAGCATCGGGCATTGTGACCAGAAACCATGCATCATTCCAAAACCTGATTAAAACTTCATTTAATTACTCTGCTGAGTACTTCTTTCATGCGCTCCATGTATCACTAAACCAGAGCGTACCTACTTTAGAGTTAGAGGCAAGGCCCCATGAGATGGCAGGCGGGTTGGACATCTTCCTAGAGGTAGATAAGCTCAGATTGAAAAAGAAAGAAGCCTCTCTCACTGACCTACAACTGCTTGTTGAAAGCTGTGAGGGCTGCTATGGATGTGTCAGTGGGATAGATTGCACAGTGTCTATAGTCATGAGTGGCATCTCTGAAATCTATTTCCATCTAAAGTCAAAGACAGAGCATTTCGTCATATCTAGCTCATCTATACCTGTTACCGACCAAGAGAAAAAAAGAGCAACGGTAAAGGGCTTCACGCCTATACCGTTAAAACAAGTCTGCCTGGAAATAGAAGAATCAGGGCTGTGTAAAAAGTGTAGTCCGACTGTCTCCTGTATACCAGTCTCCCTTTCTGAACCTAAAGCAGTTGCATTAGAGCATAGAAGTATGCTTCATGTACAATTAAAGGATAATTGTACAAGTGTCATTAGCTGCATCGGAGGTGGCCTACAGGGGTTTCTGTCAAACCTTTCAGCACTCTTTGGATCTTTCTTTGGTCCTTGGTTTACAGGGATCTTCATGACCGCACTTTTCTTCATTGTGGCAGTTCTAACTGTGCTCTATGGTCCCACAGCATTTAGGCTAGCAAAAGTCGTCTGCTGTAGCAAAAGCAGAAAGCTTAAAAGTGCCAGAGGCATCTTAAAGCTTTACCAAAAGGCAGAAAAAGAACGCCTCTTGAGTGGAAAAGGACAGGCAGTAGACTCAGATGATCTTGCCACTTACTTCAAAAAGGACAAGTAAGACTGACTGTAGTATCAACACTTAGCACCTATAACACATAGCACTGCTTCTTTCACTTCTACATGTTACCTTTTCACTCTTTGCACTCCTTGATTTAACCATACCTACACCAATTGACCATGTTACGAACTACTGAATAAATTTGTACACCATCCACACAAAATTAGAGTCAGTAATACAGGAAACTTAACCTCTTTACTATCAGTTAA